ACATTTCCAGAGTCTGTTTCTGTGCATGAATATTTAGGAAGTTTCTATTTTCAAAAGCAGCAATTAACTCCGGAAGAGTATCAGGAATCAAAATCAATTTCATTTCGTCAGTTGTATGGAGGTATAGCGCAAGAGTATTTAACTATTCCATTTTTTAATAAAGTTCATGAATATACTGTATTGCTTTGGGAACAGTTTCGCGAATCAGGATTTATCGAAACCCCTTTGTTTTCTCGAAAATTATTCTTAAATTTCTTCAAAGATCTTAATCCTTCTAAACTTTTAAACTATCTGCTGCAGGCTTTCGAGACCGAGCGAAACATGGCCGTAATTCATAACATACTTCAACGTACAACTGCGTACAAAACACAACTGATATTGTATACATACGATTCATTCCTGTTCGATTTTCATCGAGAAGACGGTGCTGAGTTTCTGCGAATTGTAAAAAGCGAACTAGAGCAACAAGGTAAGTTTCCTACTAAATTGGAAATAGGTCCTAACTACAATCAATTAATTGAACGTACAATTGTTTAACCTTTGATATTTATTATAAATATGTAAATCATGAAACACTATCTAATTATTTTAATGGCACTGGTATTTGCTAGTTGTCAAGAATCCACTTTACTTGTAGACGATGGATCTGCATTAAAAGGATGTACAGACCCTGAAGCTGTGAATTACAATCCAAATGCAGCAATTGACGACGCTTCTTGCGTTTGCGTTGATTCATTGCAACATTCCATTTTTGGTAAATTTACAGCTACCTGGTGCAGCCCTTGCGGTGGTTGGGGTGTAGATCGATTTGAAGAGCTGTACAATGCTAATCAAGGAAAGGCTTTGGCTATTTCGCTGCAAGTTAATGATGCGCTAACAAACGGACAAAATGGACCTTTAGTTGATGAATTTTCTAGTAAATGGCAATACACTGGTACTCCTAATTTCTTTGTCAATGATAATTTCGTAGGCACTAGTACCTCAGGAATACCCGGTGAAATTGCAAATAAAATCAATCAAACGGCCAAACTAACCATTGGTACACACATAACTTCTGGTGCTGGCATTAATGCGGGTAAATTAAATGTAAATGTGTACGTTAAAGCTCTTGCTGATTTATCAGGAACTTACCATATGTCTGCATTGTTTTTGTATAAAGAAATTGCTGGTACACAAAATGGCAGTACTCAAAACCCACATATTCATCATCATGTACTAGCTGCCTCGGCAATTAGTGCAGGGGCATTTGGTGAAGAAGTTTTCACTAATTTATCTAATGGACAAGTTTATCATTGGGCTCGAGTAATCGAGTACAATGGCAATTGGGATATGAGCAAAATGGAACTTGTGTTTATTGTATGGAGAAAAACAGGCACCGGATTTGAATTTGTTAACTGTACAACTAATTAACAGAAATTGTTAACTGTTGCATATTTATATTCGATAAAATGAAAAATAGAGTTGCTACAGTTGATTTGTATATTTGTCGCGGAGAGTGAGTTGGATCATGTAATTGAAATGATCGGAAAAACATACAATGTAGTTTCAGGTAAATTGTTTGTACTATCCATTGAAAATTCGCAGGAATTGATTTGCAGTTTCAATGTAGAAAAAGGATTTCAGCGAAAACAATTATCAGGGGCAATGTTGGTTCATCGCAAAAAAGAAACAAATACCATGTACACTATCAATTCTCTCAATGCACTAATCAAATTGGAAAACGATGGAGTCTTAGATTCTTCATTTTCCGTAGACTGGAGCAAATATGAAAATTCGCTGTTAGTGACTTCTAACAGTGAACTTAAAATACTCAAGACGAAAATATATCAAATAATTAATTTGTAATTTTCAAATTACTTATATTTATATAAAAGTATTTGGTACTTTGTAAAAAGTATCATATATTAAGGTTATGTTAGTGAATTAGTAAATAATAATTAAGTGAATTATAGTCGTATTTATAATTTAATAATTGAAAGAGCAAAAAATGAAAATAGAATAAAGGGTAACGGAATATATTATGAACGACATCATATTATTCCTAAATGTCTAGGAGGCAGCAATGACAGTAAAAATTTAGTTTTATTAACCGGCCGCGAACATTTTATTTGTCATCATCTTTTAGTTAGAATACATCCAAACAATGCAAAACTAGTACATGCGTTTTGGTTGATGTGTAATGTGAAAAATCTTTCGCAACAGAATCGGCATATACCTTCCGCTTCAGTATATCAAGAAGCGCGAGAGCTAAATGCAAAATTAGGCGCATCTGAAGAAACGAAAAGAAAAATGTCTAGGTCACGTACAGGATTAATTCAAAGTGCCGAAACAAAACAAAAAATTGGAATTTCAAATTCTAAACCAAAAGTTAGAATAACATGTACACATTGTGGTATCGAAGGCGGCGGATCTAGTAATATGCAAAGATGGCACTTTGATAATTGTAAGAAGAAACCGGGTAATGAGAATATTAAGCGTCAATCATCGAATACTGGTATTAAAACTGTATGCCCACATTGCAATATCATAGGTGGTATTAATATAATGCATCGCTGGCATTTTGAAAACTGTAAACAAAAAAATAATTTGGAACTTACAAAAAGTTTACTTATATTAACATAATTATTTAATTAAGTATATTCTAGACCGTACTTTTTAAATGATAAATAAAAATTAATTATTAACAATTTAAACAATCAATTATGATCAATTTAGATGCTATCAAAGCAAAACTTCAATCGCTTCAAACGGTTACTAAAAAACAAGATAACCTTTGGAAACCAGAACCAGGATCGCAAGTAATTCGAATCGTTCCGTTTCAGCACAATCGCGACAATCCATTTATTGAACTTTATTTTCATTACAACTTCAAAGGTAAGTCTGTATTGTCTCCAATGTCTTTTGGACAACCAGATCCTATCGTTGAGTTCGCTGAAAAACTAAAGTCAACTGGAAATTCAGATGATTGGAAAATGGGTAAGAAACTAGAACCGACTATGCGTTGCTATGTTCCTGTAATCGTTCGTGGTAAAGAAATGGAAGGTGTTAAATTTTGGGGCTTTGGTAAAACAGTTTATCAGGAGCTTTTAGGATTTATTGCCGACCCAGATTATGGTGATATTACCGATCCAATGTCAGGTCGCGACATTACTGTAGAGTTTAAAACGAAAGATCAGACAGGAAAAGATTATCCTGAAACTTCTATTCGTATCAAACCTAATCAAACTCCTATTACAGACAACAAAGCTGTTTTAGAGAAAATCGGTAATCAACCTAAAATTACTGAAGTATTCAAAGAATACACTTACGATGAAATGACCAAGCTGCTAGAACAATGGTTGAATCCAGAAACTCAAGAAGCTGAATCTGAAGCTAAATCTTCTGAAGCTAAGCCTGCTGCAAAAAGCATGGACGGCGCTACAAACGCTGCTAGTGTAGATGATGTTGCATCTGCATTTGATTCTTTATTCAACAAGTAATTAATTAGCAACTTTATTTTTCAGATATGGCAAAAAAGTCAACAGTTGATCAAGAGACTGTATCTAATGATCTAGCCAATGTGCTAGCAGACAGTCTCAACAAAAAATTCAAGTCTACGAACTATAAAGTTGCGTATTTCTTGGAAGGCGACGATACGTCTCCGTCAGATGTTAAAGAATGGATTTCAACAGGATCTACCATGTTGGATTTGGCAATTTCCAATCGACCTAACGGGGGTCTACCTGTAGGACGAATAATTGAAATTACTGGTCTAGAAGCTTCGGGTAAGTCGCTATTGGCAGCGCATGCGCTAGCAAATACACAGAAAAAAGGTGGCTTAGCAGTTTATATTGATACTGAAAATGCAGTTTCTCGAGAATTTCTAGAAGCTTTAGGTATTGATTTAAAAGAAATGCTTTACGTTCCTTTGGAAACGGTTGAAGACATTTTCGATGCTATTGACTCTATCGTTGAAGCAGTACGCAAAGGATCAAAAGATAGAATTGTAACGATTGTAGTCGATTCAGTGGCCGGTGCCTCTACGAAAGTTGAAATGGCAGCCGATTACGATAAAGACGGTTGGGCTACTTCAAAAGCAATTATTTTATCAAAAGCAATGCGCAAAGTAACCAACTTTGTTGGCCGAGAGCGTATTTGTCTTATTTTTACAAATCAATTGCGTACTCGATTAGGTGTAAGTTTTGGAGATCCTTGGACGACGTCTGGTGGCAAGGCAATTGCATTTCACTCGTCAGTTCGATTGCGTTTGAAGTCTGTAGGTCAAATCAAACTAAAAGGTAATTCTGGTAAGGATGAAATTTTAGGAATGACGACACGAGCGCAAGTAATTAAAAATCGAATGGGACCGCCGTTGCGATCTGTTGATTACGACATTTATTTTGATTCTGGCATTGATGATTATGGATCATGGTTAACGATGATGAAAGATTATGGACTAGTTACTCAGGCAGGTGCGTGGTATACATATACCGACACTGAAACTGGAGAAATTATCAAATTTCAGTCCAAAGACTTTCGAGAGAAACTAATAGATAATCCAGAAATGAAAAATCGAGTGTATCAGTCAATTTGCGATAAATACATTTTAAATTACAAAGCCGGTGAAGATTTCGGTGTTGATGACATTGAAATTACAACTGACTTTGAAGGTGAAGAATCGTAATGAAAGGATACGCTGAGCTGTTACGGCAAGTTCGCGAAGAACACGAGGCGAAGAGTTTAGGTTTAAACAAAAACGATAAAGTTTTAATTGTTGACGGCCTAAACTCTTTTATCCGTGTATTTTCAGCGATGCCAATTGTAAATGATGATGGAGAGCATTGTGCAGGATATATAGGCTTTCTTCGTAGCATTGGTGCGGTAATTCGTCAATTCAAACCTACTAGATGTATTATAGTTTTCGATGGAAAAGGAGGGTCTGCTCGTCGTAAAAAAATGCATTCTGGATACAAGGAAGGTCGATCAATGTCGACTCGATTCAAGCGTCGAGAAGATGTCGGATATTTAACTGTTGAAGAGGAACTGGCATCAATGAAAAAACAAATGGGAAAGCTTTCTGAATATTTAGAGTGCCTTCCAATTACAGTAATGTCTATTGATAACATAGAAGCAGACGATTCAATAGCTTATTTAACTACTGAAGTATTTCGACCAATAAACAGTGAAGTAATTATCATGTCAGATGATCGAGACTTCATACAATTAATCGATGAAAAAGTGTCTGTATGGAGACCAGCAGAAAAGAAATTTTATACTCCGACTGAAGTTGCAGAAAAATTTACAGTACCTGCACATAATTTCATTCATTATAAAATTTTCATGGGCGATAATTCAGATAACATCAAAGGAATTAAAGGGGTTGGAATTAAGACCTTGCAAGCTAAATTACCGTTGATTTTCGGTATGAATACGATAAGTCTCGAAGAAGTATTAGAGTATAGTTCAGCACGTATAGACGAGCATAAAATTTATAAAACTATAGTCGATAATCGAGATACACTCGAGCTTAACTGGAAATTGATGTCGCTTGAAGACTTAGACATTGCAGCAAATTACAAGAGGCTAATTGCTGATATAGCAGATCATACAGTACCTAAATTGAATACATTTACTTTTAAGAAAATGTTCATGCAAGATAAATTGTATACAGTTATACCTAATGTCGACACCTGGCTAGCTAATACTTTCAATGCATTAGCTGCATTTTCAGATCAATAATTTGATTACTGAAAAATTTTTCATATAATATAGAACAAAATTAAATGAAGTGTAGATGGCGGATAAATTATCAAATTTCGGACATAGTTTTCAAGTTAAAGTAATATCAGCACTTCTTACAGATAAAGCATTTACTCAACAAGTTTCAGATATTCTTCTTCCTGAATTTTTCGAGTCTGAAGCTAATCAATGGATAGTTGAAACGATAATCAAGTATTTTTACGAATATAAAACAAGTCCAACACTTGATGTATTCAAAATTAAAGTGCAAGATGTATCCGGCGATGTACTTAAATCGTCAATTATTGAAATGCTTAAAGATGCGTTTCGATATTTAGAATCTGAAGATTTAGATTTCATCAAGGAAGAAACTTTAGACTTTTGCAAAAATCAATGTATTAAGCGTGCTATTTTAGATTCTGTCGAATTATTAAACAAAGGTCAATATGAGTCAATTAAAGCTACTATTGACCAGGCTATGAAAGCTGGAGCTGATAAGGAAGTAGGACATGAATACAATGATTCTGTGCAAGCTCGATATCAAGATAATATTCGATCGACTATTGCAACTCCATGGCCAGTTATTAATGATTTATCTGATGGAGGATTTGGAAAAGGAGAGTTAGTTGTATTTGTCGCCCCCGCTGGAATAGGAAAATGTATTGGCCCAAAAACAAAGATTGAAATACAGTATGAAGAAATTGGAATACCAGTTAAAGGAAGCTCTGGAAATGAAATAGTGATATGGATTAAGCCATGGCAAAAATTCCAAATTGATAATGGGTTTGAATTATATGGGTGGGAAGTAGAATCATTGCTCTCGTAGGTATTGGTAAGACTACATAAAATTTTTATTATTTATATATTTATATATGTAACTAGTATAATAATATTATGATAACATGTCTTATATGTAAAAAAGAATTAAAACAATTGCATCAACATTTAAAAAAAGCGCATAACATAACAGTATGTGAGTATCGCTCGATTTATAATTATAATGGCAAATTGCAATACGTTAGTAACGAAGATAAACAAAAAAGAAGTTTAATTGCCAAATCTGGAGGAAGTATATTATCTGTTACATATTGGACGAAAAAAGGCTATTCTATAGAAGAAGCTAAAAGAAATATTTCAAAGATTCAGTCTAATAATAATTCTAAACGTAATTACAGTGCGAAAGAAATTATTATTAATACTGAGTATTGGATTCAAAAACATGGATATTCATATGATGAAGCTGTAAAAAAAGTTTCTGAAATTCAGGCTAGCAGATCACGTAAGTCTTCTAAATTTACCGGTAAAAATCATTCTGATATATCTAAACAGTCAATTAGCGTTAGTATGAGTAAACATATAAAAACTGTTGGATCGACTAAATGGGTTTCTCATTTCGGAGTATTCGGTGGACAGTCAAAAGCCGAAATAGAATGCTATGAAACAATTAAAAAAGAAATATGTAATGATATACAAGCTAATGTCAGTGTAGATAAATATGTAGTTGATATGATATATAAAACTTATGTTATTGAATTTAATGGGGATTATTGGCACGCTAATCCGTCGATTTATGAAGATGAGTATTTTAATCAAACAGTTAAGAAGTATGCAAAAGAAATTCGGCAAAATGATTTGGATCGAATAAGTAATTTACATATATTAGGTTATAATGTTTTTACAATTTGGGAAAGTGATTGGAAGAAAAACAGATTATTAGTTTTAGAACAAGTTAAAAAATTTATAAATGACATATAAACGTGTAATAACAGAAGAGGTTACGATTAAGTCGTTATTTGATTCTATAGGAATTGCAGATGAAGCGTTAGCAAATCACTTTCCAGTTTATGACATTAATGTAAAAACGCCGTATGGATTTAAGCGAATTAATGAATTATTTCGTACTGAATTGCAGCAGTCCGTAACATGCTATTTTGGTAATAATGTAACTGTAAAATGCTCTCCGAATCATAGATTTATGACTCAGAATGGATGGAAACATGTTATTGATATAACTCAGAATGACATTATTGAAACTGAATCTGGAACTACATATTTAAAAGAAGTAAAATATGGAAAGAATGAAGTTTTATATGACATAGCAGTTGAAGAAGTACATTGTTATTATTCAAATGGAATATTATCGCACAACTCTTGGGGACTCATCAATGTCGGGTCTCATGCAGTAAAGCAAGGACTAAATGTAGTTCATTATACATTGGAACTTAATGAAGGGTATGTAGGTCAGCGTTACGATGCTGTATTAACTGGTATTGCCAATCAAAATTTAAAGTATAATCTTGAAGACGTTGAAGCGGCTGTATCTAAACTTAAAGGTAATTTAGTAATTAAATACTATCCAACTAAAACAGCATCATGCTCGACTATTAGAGCGCATATTGAAAAAATGATTTTAATAGGTAAAAAGCCGGATCTGGTAATCGTTGACTATGCTGACTTGTTACGAGGTTCAGTATCAAAGCGTGAAATGAGGCATGAGTTAGAATCGATATATGAAGACTTACGTGGTATAGCCGGTGAGTATGAAGTTCCATTGTATACAGCCAGCCAAGCCAATAGGTCGGCTTTGGAAATGGACGTTATTGAGGCAGATAAAATTTCTGAATCGTATTCGAAAATTATGATTGCAGATTTCGTATTATCGCTATCTAGAAAAGTTACTGATAAAATAGCAGGTACTGGTCGATGGCATATTATTAAAAATCGATTCGGCCCTGATGGACTTACTCTTCCGTCGAAAATGAACATGTCGAACGGCCAAATTCATATCTATGAAGAAACGTCTGCAGATGGTAAAGATACCAAAGCTACCATGCAATCAGGTGAAGATCTTTTAAAGAAATCTTTATCTCAGAAATACAAAGAAATACAGGGCAATACTTTTGGATAGCGAATATTTATTAATCCGAAAGGATATATAGTTAACATTTAAAAAATTTTTATGGAAATTTCAAACAGATTACTTTCTGACATTACCGTTTACATGAAGTATGCACGGTATGTACCAGAGTTACAGCGAAGAGAAAGTTGGCAGGAACTAGTGTCTCGCAACAAAAACATGCATCTTAAAAAATACCCTCATCTATCAGATGAAATTGAATCGGTATATGAGTATGTGTATAGTAAGAAAATTCTACCGTCGATGCGTAGTTTACAATTCGGAGGTAAACCTATAGAAATTTCACCTAACAGAATTTACAATTGCGCGTATTTACCTATCGACGACTGGAGAGCTTTTGGTGAAACAATGTTTCTGTTACTAGGTGGCACTGGAGTAGGTTATTCAGTGCAAAAGCATCATGTAGAAAACTTACCTGAAATACGAAAACCTAGTCCTAACAAATTTAGAAGATATTTAGTAGCCGATTCCATTGAAGGTTGGGCTGATGCTATTAAAATGTTAATGAAATCGTATTTTCACGGTGGGTCTACAATTAACTTTGATTTTTCTGATATTCGCCCAAAAGGAGCTCAACTAATTACTTCTGGTGGTAAAGCTCCAGGTCCAGGCCCGTTACGAGAATGTTTAGTAAAAGTTCAAGGAATTTTAGAAACTAAACGAGATAACGACAAACTCAGTACAATTGAAGTGCATGATATTGTATGTCATATAGCAGATGCAGTACTTGCCGGAGGTATACGTAGAGCAGCACTCATTTCTTTATTCAGTGCAGATGACGATGATATGATTGCTTGTAAATCAGGTTCATGGTGGGAACAAAACCCGCAACGTGGTCGAGCAAATAATTCAGCTGTTCTATTAAGAAATAAAATAACCAAAGAATTCTTTTTAGGATTATGGAAAAAGATTAAAGCTTCTGGAGCAGGAGAGCCTGGCATTTATCTTTCAAATGATAAAGATTGGGGAACCAATCCGTGTTGCGAAATCGCTCTCAGACCCTTTCAGTTCTGCAACTTATGCGAAGTAAATGTATCAGATATTGAATCGCAAGAAGATTTAAACTTACGAGTTAAAGCAGCTGCGTTTATTGGCACGCTTCAGGCTGGCTATACAGACTTTCATTATCTACGCCCGATTTGGAAAAGAACCACTGAAAAAGACGCTTTGATTGGAGTTGGTATGACAGGAATTGGTTCAGGAGCAGCAGTGAAATTTGATTTGAAGCAGGCAGCGGATATTGCTAAAATTGAAAATGAAAGAATAGCAAACCTTATCAATATCAATAAGTCAGCTCGCTGCACTACTATCAAACCTTCAGGCACGTCTTCTTTGGTATTAGGTACTTCATCAGGTATACATGCATGGCACAATGATTATTACATTCGTAGAATTCGAGTTGGAAAGAATGAATCAATATACAGCTACTTGCTAGCAAATCATCCTGAGCTCGTTGAAGATGAATATTTTCGCCCACACGACACTGCCGTTATTTCCGTGCCACAAAAAGCACCAGAAGGTTCTATTTTTCGTACAGAATCTGCATTAGATCTACTAGAGCGAGTAAAGCATTTCAACAGAGATTGGATAAAGACCGGTCATAGATCAGGGCAAAACACGCACAACATATCAGCTACAGTATCTATTAAATCAGATGAATGGGAACAGGTAGGTGAATGGATGTGGAACAATAAAAAATTCTACAATGGACTTTCTGTACTTCCATATGATGGAGGAACGTATGTGCAAGCTCCTTTTGAAGATTGCTCTGAAGAAACGTATGAAACCATGATGATGCATCTTCATAATATTGATTTAACGCAAATTCGTGAAGTGACAGACAATACAGATTTAACTGGAGAAATTGCATGCGGAGCAGATGGATGTGTAATCGTATGATAGATTCGAAAGACTGGATATTTCAACAGTATGTACAGGAACTAGCTCGCAGCAAGTCAAGCTTGTATTATATAGAAAATGGTCGGTATGTAATGACCGAGCAACATCATATACAACGAGGTACTTGCTGTGGGTCTGGTTGCCGACATTGTCCATACGAGCCATTGCATCAAAAAGGAAATTCACAACTTCAAGATATTTATTTGAAAGAAAAGAATGAAATTTGAAGTTCGAGGATATTATCACCCTATCGATGCATTTGCAACTATTCCTGAATGGGAGCAAGTAGCTAAACAGTTTATTGAATTGCAAAAGCAAGGCTATGATACTCGAGGTGGAAAAATAGATGCAAATAACAAGTTGGTAGCTTTAGTTCATAGATGGTTCAAGTATCAGTTGTATGTTGAAACGCAACGATATGATTTACTTACTCAGAAAAATGTATTGAACTTCATTGAAGATTTTGTAAATCATAGAGTATGGCAGCTGCGAAATGAATTCAAAGAATACTTTCGAGAAGATGATGGAGAATTATTTATCAATGAAATACGAATTGCATTTTTCTATTCTCGCGGAGATTTAGAACCGTTTGTATTACTAGATGAAGAATTTACGGATGAAGTGTACGATACTACCGATCATATAGTAACTACTTTGCATTGGACTTCAGAGCAAGGCTTGAAAAATTTACAAGATTCCATTGACAATGGAGGTACGTATGCTATATCTACTTTTACTAAACAGTATAAGAAATTTTTTCGTACCGAGTCCAATTATTTAGTTAAGATTCGTGGTAAATTAATAGCAGCGTTTAAATCAGATGTAAAATCAATTGTTACAGACACTGGCGATCGTGCAGCTAACATGTATCGTTTAGGTCATCCTGAAGGTGAACCGAACTTATGCAATTCAGTAAATTTATGCTCGGATTCAGACAAGTCTACTTATTTATGGAATGAAATAATTGTACGACCTGTTGAAATTGTAAATTATTCCAAAGTAGTTTCATATTAAATGTATGTCTTACATCAAAATAGACTTCTGGATCGTCGATGACGATTACTATGAAGGAAAAATTAAAAACCGTCGAGGTCGAATTAAAACTGCTGACGCTCGAGAGTTAGGAGAATTAATTTACAAATTGTTTTTGTTATATTAATTATTTTTCATATATTAACCTTATCAAATTAAACTTATGAATATATTGTACTTCAGTGCAACGTGGTGTGGGCCATGTGTACAAATCAAACCTAAATTTGAAAAATTGGTTGAATCAATGGGTGACCGAATCAATGTAGCGTATATTGATGTCGATTCAGATCCTAGAACTTCATTGTATAGTATACGATCAATACCTACGTTTGTATTTATTAAAGACGGTAAAGAAGTCGATCGAATGGTCGGAGGTAATACTTCTATGGACGCAATTACTAAAATTATAGAAAAATATGAAACTCAAGATTAAACGATTGCATCGCGATGCAGTAATACCTAGCTATGCAAAGCCAGGCGATGCCGGATTGGATTTAGTAGCTACGACATGCTCGATATCTGAAGATGGATTGTATGTAGAATATGGAACAGGTATAGCAGTTGAAATTCCAGAAGGGCATGTTGGATTGATTTTTCCTAGATCTTCTATTTCAAAAACATCTATGATACTTTCCAATCATGTTGGAGTTATTGATTCTGGATATCGTGGAGAAATTCGTTTTCGCTTCAAAGATTTGCATTTGGAAACTTACGAGTTTGAAGATAAAATTTTAAAGATTCTTCAAGGGTATCGCGAACAAAATTCATTGCCAAAACTTACAGGACCTAGTGAAACAGTAATTTGGACGGTTTCAGATACTGCATATGAAGTCGGAGATAAAATTGGTCAGTTAATTGTTATACCATATCCTCAAATTGAAATTGAAGAAGTTGATGAACTATCTAGCTCGGAAAGAGGAGAAGGTGGATTCGGTTCAACTGGTAATTGATTGATAACCATATTTATATGAAAATGATAGACATAGATTCCCTGTTGTTAGAATGGAGCGTAAGATGTCCAAAAGGATATCCAGATCTTAACGATCCTAAAGACATGACAATTTTATATGAAATAATGAGTGAACAAGGTATTTCGCTGCCAACGAGCGAGACTATAGTCAGCGAAAATAAAATTACTCAAGAAAAACTTGCAGACATACTAAAGTCTGGAGAGTATTCTGAAAAAACATTAGATAAAATACGTTCGTTGGTAACTCGGTCAACTGGTATTGAAGATTTTGTAGAAAAATTTTTACATGATATAGTACCAAATAAAGAACGCAGGTTTGTTGACGACATCATGGATATAATGTTAGATTCTGGCGTAAATCAAGAAAAATTGAAAACATATTTATCTAATCGTACCATTGAATATAAAGACTTTATAGGAACGGCAACTTCTATAGCAAGTAAATTCGAAGCCACGGGTCTTAGTTCAAAAGCTATTGAATCATTAAGTTCATTTGTTAAAAAAGGCGTTGGCCCGTTTGAGTGGTTATTGGCGATTGTATTGAGTGGAGCTAAACGACCAGCTGGTGCCGGGGATTTAGAAATTGGCGAAAGTCCGTTCGAAATTAAAGCATTTAAGGGTAGAATATTGCCGGTAAATGGTTTAGCAGATGCATCAACCGCGCGAAATTCTTTTATTACTTCATACAAATCATTGA